CACATTCAAAGATTCATCAGAATGTGCTTTCCAGATTTTCAAAGTCAAGCTCGATTGCGTTGTAAAGATTGTAGGGGGTAATAGATGGTCGACTGTCCCTAAGACGAATCTTAAGGACCGGTCGATTTGTCTAGAACCCCTTTGCAATATGCTTGTCCAGAGAGCAATAGGATTAGGTCTCCGATCTTCATTATTAATGAAGACTGGAATCGACCTCGATCACCTGGCAGATGTGCACAGGAATCGAATTAGCGATCCAAATGTCGCTACAATCGATTTGTCTGATTGCAGTGATGCGATCAGCGTCAAGTTGATTAAATATCTATTACCTAAAAGGGTATTTAACCAAATATCCGCTTGTCGGTCAGACATGACCTATGGACCTGACGACTGTTATTATGTCGTTAAAAAGGTCTCAAGTATGGGTAATGGATTTACTTTCGACTTGATGACTTTAATCCTAACTGCTCTTACCAGAGCTTTTGATCAGACTTCAACAGTGTTTGGGGATGACATTATTTGTCAGAACCAATACGCTGAAGATATCTGTTCATGCCTGAGGAAAGCTGGTTTTGTTGTTAATCTAGACAAGACTAACATTAATTCCATCTTTCGAGAATCTTGTGGCGCTTACTTCATAGATGGTCATGGTTACGTAACCTGCTTTGATCTTCGCTGGTTACGTACCGACCATGATTTAATAGTCGCTTTGAATAAAGTGGCTATTTTATCAAAAATCTATGGAGAGCCATTCGAATCTCTTCGGGTAAAACTCTGGTCGTGTGTGCCTTCGTCTTTGCTGGGGGCGACTACATCAAGGCTTGTAGTCAGCACGAGCAGGCCACCATCGTATGAACTTGATGGATATGTACGCTATGGGCCAGTAATGAAATACTCGCCCAAGCGTAATATCTTAAAGTTCATACGCAGACGAATGCGTGATTTTCAAAAACCTGGCGACATTAGTGTCGCTGTGGGATTTGAGACACGCGTCTATCCGGCGAAGAATCAACTGCGATCATCGGAG